CTTAATCAACCCACCGGGATAGCTTCCCGGGACGTCGGCTAAGCCGAGGCCTGGATTTCATAGTAGATCCCTGACGGGAAAGACAACGAAATCCTTGTCACTGTTGGATTCGACCTTAATCGAAAACGTGGCCTGTCCTTGAGACCCTTCGAGGTCACAAGTTCGGAACCACGAATTCGACCGAATCCACGGCGTAACCAGTGAAGATAGCCGCCAATGTGACCGTAATCATCAGAAGATTTGACCGTAAACAGTCGCTTCTTAGGAGGATCACCGGTAACAAGGGAACTAGGGTCACTGAAATCCTGTCCTCCATGCAGATAGACCGGTACGAGAAGTTTATACTTCTCCCATACTGGCAAGACCCGAGGGTCTACCATTCCAGACACAGTGGACCACTTCAGTAAAGAATTAAGGAAGTGGTTTAAATCAAACAGTGTCCGGATGGGTCTCCGAATGTAGAAAGGAGTTACATCAATCCCGTTATACCAATGGGCACCACAGCTTTCTCGAAATGGTCCGTGTGCAAAGGATTTATCGGTGTTAACCGAGAATCCTAAGAACTCGAGCCATTCGATTAGGCTGGATTCCAACTGAACCGGTGCAATTATATCGTCACCGTAAACGGAAATTGGGCCCTTAACACCTTCGAAGTAAGCGCAGGCAACACTAATCGAGTAGAAGAGAAGACTCTCTAACTCAAACGTGAAGCCATTGCCCATCGACGAAAACATCTGATTCTCATGGAGTTCGCCATCAATTTGGGTATAACCCGAACGGAGAGCGTTCAACAATGTGAACCAAGCAAACGGAACACTTTGAGCTACAAGCTCAAACGTCATCGAATCGCTAGCAGCTGAAAGATCTAAGGTCATTAAAGACCCGTCGATCGAACCAACTCTAGAGAGACGCTGATTTCGCGTTTGGTCATTCAGATTGATCCCGAACTTTCTCAACTTTTGACGGATGAGATCGCCAAGGCCTTTCTGCATGTACATGTTAAGATCGGGTTCCATTGCAGCGCAACGGTCGATCTCGGTTGACTTAGGCACAGTGAAAAGGATATTATAATCCACAACATTGTAACCAACGCTGTGAATATGCTGCTTCCAATGATCGTCTTCCGAAAGGACTAAGTCCTCGAAGAAAGGCAATGCAGAAGAGCTAATATCCGCTTTTTCCAGGTACTTGTTGCTCGGATGAGCTTCAAGTCGACGTTTCGAAGTGCTAGCCCCACCACTAAACCCGCCCAAAAGCAGGTCAGTTTCGGGAACAGCACCAAGAACGTCCTCCACAATGGATCTGACCTTGTCCATGAACCTCCCATAGGTAACCCCGGAGATTTTCTCCGAGGCCGCCACTGAGAGAAGACGGTCATTAGTCGATTCATTGTCGCGTTCGCACGCAAGCCATTTATTAATAGCTCGTATGCGACGTTCACAAGCGGGGGAGGTATCGTCACCGACGTACTTCTTCAAGTACTGTCGTTGGAGATACTGGAATTTCCAGTCCTCCTGATTCTCCATCATCTCCGAGAGATCGGCGATGACCTGCGAGTGAAGTGTCCTGGGGAGGAGACAGTTGGCGTCTCTTGACGCTGAACGTTTCCTGTTGGTCATAATAGGTATTCCTATAATGTCCATTACCCTGTTGAGTAATGAAAACAACGGTGAGAAGACTAAGACTCAATATGATCAGCGTGATGATAAACACCAAGCTGAACAGGGGCGCCACTAAAGGCGCTGAAGAGGACTTAGTAAACACCCTGGAGTTTAACCAGTGTGTCATTCACGAGCACCTTCGTCGGCGCAAGGCTATCGGCAAACATGCCGATTGCATTGTTCCGCTCCGCCTCAGTCGAGGTGGGTTCGAAAGTGAACGTGGCTTCCACGTAGGCAGTACGGACAACAGTCGGGGTCGTAACCCCGTTGATGACCTGGTTCTGCACTACCGGCAACGCGAGCTTGGCCGTGCCAACATAACGCCGATTGGCGTTCTGTCGGAGGTTGATCGTGAAGCGGTTGTTACCAATCGGGACACCCGATGACTCGACGCAGACACCGACACCCTTATCGATTTCCGAAGGGGTGAAAGTGTGATCCACGGGAGTTGCCTGACGGTCTTTGAGGACCAGTGGCTGAAGTTGAGGCATTTTGTCTCTCTTCTTTCATTAGTCTGAGATCATTTGATCTTCAGAGATTGCCTAAAGAGTGCTAAAGCACTAGTTAGGTGGCTGGTGGAGAAAGGCGATTTGAAGTATAGACTGGGTAAAGGAAACCCATTCATCTTCGTTCTCGTGTAAGCCGATGACTCGAACTTACCCGGGAACCCGTCACCCTCGTATGAATTAAAAGCCAGATTTTCCGGCTTGTAATTCCAGGTGTTCATCACGTTAACACGTGCTGAATAGAAACCACCAACGAAAGTCAGTCCATTTGTTGCACCTAGTGCTTCAAGCATGTTACCGACTGGCATAAACCAATCAATAACAAAACTATAAGGCACGATCGCCCAACCCACTTGAAGGGGGTCGGCAAGACCTAAATTGGTAAGTAACTGCAAGTTTTCAGAATCCACACTCGCATAAAGTTTCATGCGAGCTTGAATCTTTGACAAGCCGTTCATTTCCCAATTTACATTGTGCAGGCCGAACTCAGCTTCATCATGCAAAGAACGGGACACTGAGAATATCAGGCCACGCTTCTTGAATCCCTCTTGGGAAAGGTCATAGAGACCCTTGACGTCTGAGAGTAGAGGCATCCAACCAAACTGGTATTCCAACCAGCGTTCAGATGCACTTCCACCGTTTTTAAGACTTTTAGGTTTGACACCTAAGGCCTTAGCAACGCCCGACCAATTCCCTCGCTTAGCAGCGAGGAACGCGCGGAGAACTGAGGATCCGGTGCTAGCGAGATGAGAAGTAGTACTCCTCATTTCAGCTAACGCTTCACCAAAGTTAACCTTCATATCCTTAAGCTTTATGAGGCCCTCAGTATCTAACTGATTCTTCATATTGCCGGGGATAATGGCGTTCATCGAATTACCTAAATGGGGACCGCGAATAGCGGCATCGGTCGAAGGACCGCCCTGCCCCGTCCAAACCATTACGGATTGGTTCGTGGCTGGAACAAAACGACGGTAATAACCGTCGCCCCAGGTAACTAAAGCCGCCGATCGAGTATAACTCGACGGAGGACGCCATACGGCGCGACCCTTGAGAATCGTAACCCACTTATTAGTGGACCGATTCAAACGAACAAAGCGCTCAGAGTATGCGGATGGATAAGGGAATTTAGTTACAGTAGTAGGGTTACCCTTACTATCGTAATTCTGACGAGAAATCGTCAGTGGGGTTACCTTTGTAAGGGTACCCCAAACACCCCTACCAGCATAAATCTGAGACATCTAGGTCCTAAGTCCTTTATGATGGATATGGAACTACCCAAGATCACTCTTGTGAACACTCAGGCGACTGAGTACGAGACCCCGAAAG